AAGATAAATCGGCTGCGTATTGCATTTTAACTCTACCGTCTTTACCTAAGATTACTATAACGGGTACTGTTTTAATTGTCTCTACAATATTCTCGGGTTGCTCTTCTAACCAAGCGTATTGGACTTTAGCGTTTTGCAAACCTCTTAAATTATAATCGTTTCTTGAGTTCCATTTATAATTGAAATGAATTACAGTAACTTTATCTTGAGCATTTACAAATAAGCCAAAAAGCATAAATAGTATTAATATTATATTTTTCATCTTTTATAAACTTTATCTTCTATTTCTTTTATTCTGTCTTTATTGTCTAAAATATCTTCTTTTAAACCCTCAGTAGATTTTTCTATTTGAATTATAGTAGATCTAACAAGCTCGTCTTTAAGCTGAAATTCCATTTTTTGAACAAACTCGTCTCCGCTAAAATTTTCTATTTTATTATTAAGGTCGTCTATTTTTCCTTGTAAAGTAAAGTAAGTAGAGGCAACTGATAATACGCCTCCGCATATAATAGCTATTGTTTTTAAATCTAGTTTTACTTCCGTGTTTTCGTTTATTGCGTTCATTTGCCTTTTAAAATTTAATTGTTTAGTTATTTTTATCCTTATAAGCCTTATAACACATAGCAATAGCTTGCTCTTTTTTATGATAATTAGATAGCTCGGGTACGCATCTTAACATAAAATCGCTTTGTTTTTCTCCGCTTTTTGGTTTTGGTATTGGCATTTAATATATTTTTATATGTAATACTAAAAAGATAAAATAAATATTTATCTCTAAAAAATCGTCTCTCTCATCTTTTGGGTGTACTGTAAACCCTAATAGAAAACAGTAACCGTCGTAAGTCCTATCTATTAAAGCTACCTCATATTTTTTCACGCCATTTTATAATAAGTTGCTTTACTCCCTTTATATTTTGCAACTAAGACGTTATTACGATTAGCTTTTTTATTTACATACGATACGTGGATCCAACGTGGAGATCCGTCTTCACTTTCCGGACTTTTTCCAAACTCCCATATTAGCTGATCAAAATCTAAGTTATCTTTAATATAAAAGAATAATTCTCTGTTAGATTTCTCTCCTAAAGTTGTAAGATCTATCGCTTGTCCTTTAGTATGCTGAGAGGTCTTAGACGAATTTGGTATAGCCTCGCAAAGCTCTTGAGATCTATACATACTGTTAATTTTGATAGGGTGTTCCGCCCACTCTCGAAGTGGCTGAAATACCGCATTAGCTACGGTCTGCATAGCCTTTAAATGAGCGTCAGTAGGCTCGTTTTTTATTTTTAACCTACTAGCCGTCTCAGAATATGTAGCCTCTTTAAAGCTAATATTATCGCTTATATTAGTTGCTTTCGCTTTCGCTTTCGTTTTCTTCATTTTCTATAAAAGTTACTTCCCCATTTTCCGGATTGATACTTACTTGTTTATCGCCCCATTTATATTTTTCTCTTAAAGAGTTTTTATTATCTATCTCTTCTTTAACAACCTCTTTCCAAAGATCGCCTAAGTTTAAAATTGATAAATTATGTATAGAGATATCATTTTTAATAGCTCCTTTTTTTTGTTCTATTGTCTGTAATTGTTCTAACTCTTCTTTTGATATTTTACTCATTTTTAAAAATTTAAATTAATAATATTCAAATATAATAAATTATAATCTTCTTGTTATTCTCGCTTGTCCACTTGCTCCAACTGTTCCCGCCCAACCTGTGATTTTTAATCTAATTGTTTGACCACTTGTGCTAACATTTAACTCGTCGTATTCTGATCCGCCTTGTAAAATTTTAACTGCTACGGGTAGGTTTATATCTGAACTTCCTCCTCCCGTTATAGAGGTTTGTTCAAATTTGATTTCGTTCACTACGTTAGGAGCCGTATAATCTACGCTAATTATTATTAATCCTGTTGTTATTGACCTATAAGCAGAACTACCGCCATCATTAGCGTTGCCCATATAAAAAAGTTCCCAAACTCCCGCCTCTACCGGAATGTTTGTATCTATTATAGACGTAACACTACCCGCACTCGTTTGAGTATAAGATTTACCTTTTATATCTCCGTCTACAAATAAGTCGTCGCTTACAGTTACTTGACCACCAAAAGTAGAAGCCCCACTTGCTACGCTAAAAGTAGCACCGTTATATATTGTAACATTTCTGCCACTATCTCCAATATATGTATGGTCAGTTCCAACGCTGGCTCCACCAATATATAAATTATCGTCTGCTCCAAAATGCCCCGAGCCTATCATATTGATATTACCGTTTATATCAATTTTTACTCTTTCATTCCAACTAACATTATTTCCGGCCGTTCCACTTGCAGCATTTGAAAAAATAAACTCACCATCTTCTAAATCAAATCGGTTTGCAGCCTCGCCTGTGTTTCTATATGTAAATTGTGTACTACCCGCCGTGATTGATGCATTGTTACTTAAATATAAAGCTGATTTAAAAGGAGAGCCTGTTATAGTATTTCCTTGTCTACCTATTTCTAAAGAACGATAATCTGCCGTAGGTGTTGGACTAGGGGTAAATTCTCCAATTCCAACACTACCTTGATCATTTATACCGAAATATGCTTTTCCTAGTGTAGCACCCTCTGTATCAAATGAAGCATTAGCTTTTCTACCAACTTGCCACATATCAGCATTGTTGTATCTAGTTCCCATATACCAAGTAGTATCTTTACCTTGATTATACATAAATACACCTTGACCTCTTGCCTCCGGAGTATCTGCATCAGAACTTTGTAAAGCAATAGCACCTTGAGTATAACTTGAGCCTGTACCATTAAAATAAGCCGAAACGCTTCCTCCGTCATTCACAGTCATTGCACCGTTTGTAGTAAGTATTCCGCCTGCAGTAATATTATTATTAAATGTTGCAGATCCAGCATCAGACATATCTAGAGTTAATGCCGTGATCGTACTACCTCCGTCGTTACCTTTAAATAAAATATCTTCATCTTGTATTGATGAGAAAATAGCAAAATTGTTACTATCGCTTTTAAATTTACCGTATTCAGTTCCGGCTTTGAAAAATCTAATATCGTTACCGCCCGCATCTAAAGTAATATCGCTTGCACAATCGACAACAAAGTCGTCTACTGTTGCTATTGTAAAAATCCCGGCCGAGCTTTCTGTAAGGGTTGCAGCATTTGATCCGTCGCCTGTGATAGATAAAGAGCCATTTAATATATTAACATTCCCGTTGTTGTCTATTTTCAAAGCCTGTGTTAGACCGGAGTTACTTCCTGTCGCAAAATACATACCTAAAGCTCCGCCCGATCCGGCGTCATAAACTCCTAAACTTGCAGCCGTATTAGTTCCCTCGCTCCAACTTATACCTCCTCCGTAATAATCTGTCGTAGTAGGAGGATTTAATAAAATTACGTGTTCGCTAGGAACGTCCGGCAAAGTAGAGTTATCTATTGCTAAAGTAGATTTAATAGATCCCGCTCCTGTAAAGTTTCCAATATTTACTAGGTTTCTGCTAGAGTCCATTACGTACGTACCGTTTAATTGGTAAGCTGACATATTAGCTAGAGAAAAATGTACCGTACTAGCGGTAGAGGATAAGTTACCCGCTAAAGTAATAGCGTCGTTATCTCTATTCATTGTAACGACCGCACTTCCGGTCGCACTATTAGAATGTCTTTTAATAAAAAACTGATTATTTGCTCCGTCGTATACTTGAGAGAAACCATATAAATTTCCCGCCTCCATTAATTTAATACTACTATTTGATCCGCCTGTTAAAATGCTTAAAGTTTTATCGCTAGCTGCTCCCGTACTTCCGATAGTTACATCTTGACTAAAAGTTGCTAAAGAGCTAGCTAAATTTAAATATGTAGAATCGTTAGCTTGATTAGTTAATAAAATAGTATTAGCATTAATAGATAATTGTCTGTCTATTAATGAAGATACGTGATTGACATTTGTAGTTGAATTATGGTATATCTCATAATCCGGAACTGCTCCAAAATTTAATTTTTTATTGTCTCCTATATTTATATTTCCCGAAACTGATAAACTTCCTGTATTGTCAATACTTGCTATCTCTGTTCCGTTAGCTCTGAACTTATATGTTAAACTATCCGGACTATTGAAGTTTACGGCTCCTCCGTCCATACCTACAACAAGTTTTTGTGTATTTGCACTCCTTGTAATAATTAAACCACCGTCAAAACCGGAGTCGTCTTGTTGTTTTATAGTTAAGTTACCTCTTGCCTCAAGTGATGCTAATAATACGTCTGCATATTCATAACCGCTAGCCGCCGTATCTACCGTTGTAGTTGGCTCTGTTCCTGTTCCTTTAAATAATTTAAATCTATTTGAATCTGAGGCGTCAGCAAAAAATCCTAAGTATTTATCTGATCCGTCGTTGTAGCGGCCGTAATATCCAATATCTACCGAGTTAGCTGAGTTGTCTTTAGCTAAACTAATTAAAGGATCCTCTACTGCTAGAGTTTGAGTATTTACTGTTGTTGTCGTCCCATTTACGGTAAGGTCGCCCCCTATTGTAAGAGATCCGGCTAAAACTGCATAACTTGGAGTTATTTCAAATTGAACAGTATCTAAAGTTGAACTCTGAGATAATCTAAATTTAATTGATTGAGATACTACGCTTTGATCAATAAATGCGGCTCCGGCTGAATTAAATCTCAAATTATTGTCTTTAAAAAATGAGTCTACTGTTCCTACGTAAACTTGACCGCTTACATCTGCGTCTCCCGAAATACTAACTCCCGTCGTAATAGTAGATAATTTAGCGGTGTTATCGTGCATAATTGAAACGGATCCGTCTTCTACTGCTTTTACTCCCCAATCTCCGCTACCGGTTAAAAATCCTATTGAGGCCGTCTCGCCTCCGTCTGAATATACGTAACCTTGAATTGTATTATCTCCGTCTACTATTTGAATACCTCCGTTACCGGTATCGTTATATTTTAATCGTAAATAATTATCCGCTCCTAACTCGCTTAAAGTAATACCGTCATTCCAAGAGATACTATTTACCTCAGTAATGTCTCCGTCATTCATATCAATACCTCCGGTTATAGCTATTCCCGTAGCGGTAGTCTCGAATTTTTTTACATTGTCAAAGTAGATATTTACTGCTCCATTAGCTATTCCGTCTAAATACCATTCGTTGTCTGCACTTCTTAGATTTAAAGAGTTACTAGCTTGAATAAATAAATTTCCTGTTCCTCCGTCGTGTATATATGAGTTTGTACCGTCGTGATAAATTTCTAAGTCTCCGCTAGAGCCGAATAAAGCCTTAATATTGTCATTATGTTTTGTTCTTATACCGAATACAGTTGTCTCGTTAGTTCCCTCTAGGGTTATATAAGATTGTAGACCATTATTAGAAGTATTTTTTATAATTAAATCGTTAGCCCCCGTAGTTTGATTTCTAATTTCAAAAGTTCCTGTATTATTCCTAACAAAACCTATTGATCCGGAATGGTAGATTTGTAGATCTCCGTCTGATCCGTACTCTCCTATTACGTTGTCTTCGTGTATTGTATTTTTACTAAATACATTTTTTGTAATACCCCCGTCTAATCTAAAGTATTCAGTAACACTACCTGTACCATCATCACTTCTGAATTTTATATCTCCATCATCAGCATAATTATCAATAAATAAATCAGCAGTTTGATTTCTAATAATACTATTTCCATCGTGATATATTTCCAAATCATCTCCTGTACCAAATCTAGCCTTAGCGTTATCTATAAAATCTACTCCGGAGCTAGTATTATCTACTTCTATTTTATTTGCTCCCGTTGTATTTCCAATAGCTAATATTTCTGATAATGTATCTACTGAATCTACTGAGGAATCTACGTAAGCCGTTGTAGCTATTTTAGTTGAGTTGTCGTTTATGCTTTGAGTTACTGCGGTAGATCCGTCTGATAAAGTTCCAACGCCTGTTATGTCTCCGGTTACATTTCCGGTTACATTCCCTGTAATAGTACCGCTAAAAGAAGCACTTGTAAAAGTTGAGCTACCGGTAGCCGTTAAGCCTCCGGTTATAGTTGCCCCATCTGAGGTAGTCTCGAATTTTTTACTGTCGTTAAAGTAAAGCTCTGATTTATTCCCACCATAGAAAGCGGCCATAGTACGGTCGCTAGTATCTTTAATAACTATATTATTGTTACCTTTTAAAAGACCGTTTACTTGTAAATTGCTAGTAATTGTTACGTTGCTAGGTAAACCTATTTGTAATTGCTGAGATCCGGCTGAGGTTTCTATCTCGTTAGCCGTTCCAACAATAGCAAAAACTTGACTATCTAAGTCTACTGATCCTGTTCCCGAGTCTCCGCTAAAATCAAGATCCTCTAAAGTAATTCTTGCAGCTACATAATCTACAATAGCTGCGGAGGTAGGAATAGAGGTATCATTATCATTTGAGGCAATTCCGTCGGCCTCATCTACAAATTTAGTTATAGTTATATTTTCTCCTGTATCTTTTAAAGATCCAAACTCTAAGATCCCGCTAGCTTTCAAGTCTCCGCTAGTATTTAAGAAAACTCCCGCTCCATTTCCCGAGCCGTCAGAGATCTCTCTTAACGAGCTACTTAAAATTAAATTATCGGACATTTTAAGGAGTCCGACGTATGTATTGCTAATTTTAGTATTAAATAGACTTGCCATTTTTATTTATTATTTTTTTATTATTCTTTTTTTCTAGAAAAGTTTTTAGTTTTTCTATATTATTTTTTTTCGGTTTATATCTCATAATACCCAACCATTAAAAGTCTCCTCACTTGAGGGGCTGATTTCGTCGTTGGTGTTATTATAAAATTCCGGAAAATTGCTTTGGTTAAAATCCATATATGATTGAAACCTACGCTTATACCATTCCGCATTAGTTCTCGCCTTTTCGACTAAAAAATCTACCTCGTTTCGAGATACCGTTTCCGCCGACTCGGACGTATGTTTAAATATTCCTCCATTTCTTATTTGATAAGCTATGAAAGGAATTATAGCAACTTGACTATACCAAATTAACATTGGAGCAACGTATTCGTTCAACAACGTTTTATATTTAGCATTTGCTGAGTCATCTATTGTCCCCGACGTAATTAAAGTCGAGAATTTGTTATATAACGAAGTTCCTGTAATGTTTTGAATATCTATCTCTTGAGCAAGTTTAATAAATTGTATATATTTATCTACGTCGATATTCCCGTCCATTATCGAGTTTCGTAATACATCTTCTGTTTTTATAAATAACGCCGTCGCCATAAATTTTCTATTTAGGGTATGCCCCTCTATTTTTCATATTTTCCGGAGCTATAACGCTCTCTTTTGTCCCTCTTGGGGTTTTGTTTTTCATATAACTAGGAAACTCTTTTTTAGTTGCCT